AGGTAATAGTAGAAGCTTCACCTACAAGAATAGAATCTCCTCCTTGTAGTGCACTTCCACCAGTAGGAGTAGTTGGTGTTCCCGGAGCTACGTTTGAAATTCCTCCAATTCCAACTGTTACTGTGTAATCTGTATTTGTAATAACTTCGAAACTTTTAGAAGCGATAGTACGAAAACCACCAGCTCCTCCGCCTCCGCCGCCGTAGCCGTTTCCAGCTCCGCCGCCGCCAGCGACAACTAAATATTGAACGTTATAAGGCGTTCCGCCTCCTGCTCCCTTACCGAATCCTCTTGAGGAAGCTGCTCCGAATGTTCCAATTAAAGGCATCTTTCTATTTTCCTCCTATTATGCGTACTGTGTTAATGAAGCAAACGCTGTAAAAGTAGCGTCTGCAGTTTTAACTACTGTATATGTATATGAATCAACTGAGTTAACATTTCCTTCTGATGGTGCAGCTCCACCTTGATACTCTGGTGTTACACTTGAACCATCGATTTGAAAAGCTGACTGGTAATATGCTGTTCCACCATTTGTTACTAAGAAAGCAACAGTAAGAGACTCACCTGTATCCATAATGTTATTCAATGTAGTTGAACCATCTCCTCTAAGGTTTACAGTAAAGTTACCTGCAGCGTTCGCAGTGTGGTAAAGAACAGCTTGAGTTTTAACATCATAGTTTACTGTTCCAGTTGTACCTGTTGCTGCAATCGTGCATTTTTCAGTTAAATTTTTTATAGCACCGCCACCATTGAATGTAACTCTACCTGTTCCTTTTGGAGTAAAGTTTAAATCAACGTTAGTGTCACCACCAGTCGCCGCTATGTCAGGTGCATTACCTGTTGCTGCGTTTGTTACATCGATTTGGTTTACTGCTGATGCTGTTGTTTGAAAAACAATTTGCTCATTACCGTTTTCATCTTGTATTCCGTGAGCGTCATCAATTTTAATATTGTGATCGTTAGTGTCTAAATCACCACCTAATTGAGGTGTAGTATCTTCAGAAACTTCTTTTATACCTGTGTTGATAGTTACAATATTAGGATTTGTTCCATCGCTTGCACTTGCAAAAACTAAAGCATCGCTTTTGTTTGTTGCAGAAAAAGTGAAAGAATCACCTGATCCAGATACATATTTAAATTGTACTGTGTATGCGCCTGATGTTGAATTTCTTAAAAAGTAAAAAGTTTGTACATCTAAAGGAATTGTAACAACTTGGTTTCCTGTAATTGAACCTGTGAACTCAATCATTCTGTGAGATAATACAGCTCCAGTTGATCCATCAGATACTGATAAAGTTGTAGTCTGTGCACCACCTGCTATTGATTGTTGTATAAATCCGCCAGATATTTGTTCGATAATTTGTAAATTGGTATTAGTTTTTGTTCCCCACGTTCCCGCGTTTTCACCGGTTGCCTGAAGTTCTACTCCTAAAGGTGTATATGTTGAAGCCATATTTTATCTCCTAATTTTGCTTACGCAACATCTGTATAGCTAGTATTTGAACCTGTGTCAACTGCTTGATACGCTTGAATTCCAAAGCCATCAGAGGTTCCAAAAGCAGCTACATTTGACGTTGCTGATTGTCCAGTTAAAGTTATATCAAAACTTATTGTTAAACTTGGAGTGCCTATACTAGACGTTGCAGATACTCCCGTCAAGCCCATAACATCAGCAGGTGCTAAAGATCCTAAGCTAGAAGTTGCAGATTGACCAGTTAATACAACTATAGGATTTGAAGAGTCTTCTGTGCTACCCAAAGAAATAGTTGCAGAAAGTCCAGTTAAACCATAAGCCGTTTCTATAACCACTGATCCAACAGAAGATGTAGAACTTACACCTGTTAGTCTCATTACATCTGCTGCAACCACTGATCCAACAGAAGACGTCGCTGACTGACCAGTTAAAGTTAGAGAAACATCACCAACTATTGTAGGTGAGCCAACACTTGATGTTCCAGAAACTCCTGTAAGTCCCATTACGTCCGCAGGAGATAATGAGCCAACGGAAGTTGTTGCTGATTGACCAGTTAATAATACGTCTCCTTGTATGCCCCAAGCGTCAGCATTCCAAGTTGATCTGCCCCAACCAGTGTTTATTTCCGCACTTACAGTAACTGATCCAATCGCTGTTGTTGCACTAACACCTGAGACTTCTACAGTAAAAGAACTTTCTCCCCATGACTCATCATTCCAATTATCTCTACCCCAACCTTGTTCAGGGAAAGCTTCAGGAGTTCCTAAAGATGTAGTTGCAGAAACACCTGTTAGAGGAACATCAACTCCATCTTGTTGGTTCCAACCATTAACGTTCCAAAAATTAAGTCCCCAAGTATCAGAATCAGGAGTATTAGCTTGACCGCCCATTCCTGGGTGATTACTGCAGTAGTAATATAAAGTTGGTGCAGAAGCAGCTACAGAAATTTGTGTGTATGCTCCAGCTTGACCTGGTGTTCCGTTGGTTGTAACTCCAGTCGTATACTCACTTCCAGAGTTATGTGTCCCATCACTTGTTGTTGAAAATCTTAAAGGGTGATTACCGTTTGAAGAATCAGATTGATCAAATCTATAGGTATAATTTTCACCTAAATTAACTGTGGCTTGTTGTACGCCATCAATAAAATATTTATTACCAGAGTCGGTAGCGACTACCGTTACTGTAAAGGTTCGAGTAACGGACATCCGTTAGTCCTCCTTACGCTATTCTGATGATCGCGTTTGATGCGTCTGCTGTTGGAAATTGAATTGTAAAAGTTCCACTAGTTACAGTTTTATCTGAACCAAAGTCAATTGCACAAACTGCTGGATCACCTGATGCTGAATCATTAAAAATTAAACATCCTCTTGCTGTGAAAGAAGCAGATGTAAAACTTGTGTCAGCGAAATCACAAACTGCTGTGTCTGTAGATAAAGCAGGAGTAACACTTGTAAGCGCGTTTCCTTTAGTAGTGTAACCATTTCCGTTTGCTACTTCATTAGACGTAGTATACGCAGTCGTAGATTTATTTAACGTTGCAGAACTTGTGTACAAAGCTAAATTAAAAGTATTGCCAGATGATGCTGTAAAATTGTGAACGCCTTTTAAAATTTCAGTTTTGAAACTATTACATATTGCTGATGTTATTGCCATAATTTAACTCCTATTTATTAAGGTGACGTGGATGGTATTGTTATTCTAACAGTGCCGTCCGTATAATCGTCACGTTTACGTCTGCCAAGTTGTTCAATACCAAACTTGTCTAGTTCTTGTTTATACTTATTTTCGTATAGTGTCAACATATCTAAAGGGCCTTTTAAATATCCATATGCTTCACATAAACATGCATATAATAAACCATTTCCAAAGTATTGGCTTATGTAAGTCGTAGTATTTGAGCCTGATAAACCGTCTGGGATGGCCTGATAGTGTATTTTAAACGTGTATGTAGTGTCGGGTGCCGGGGCTACCATCAAACGGCCTGACGTCGTATCTGTGACGCCTGTAGCACCACCAAACATAGCGTAGTATTTTGGCTTACCTTTTGATGTTTCAGCAGGTATATATTCTTGTAGATAAGTCTCGTCTTTTTTCTCTAACCATTCATTTGCTCCTGTAGCAGCAGATGTAGAATCATATACTTGAACACCTTTGACAAATATGGTTTTAGCAGGAACGTTGATAGTAGTTTGTCCTGTAACTAAATTACCAATAGATTGTTTTTTGTATGCATCAATAGGCACATCTCTAAATATTCTAAGTTCAGCATTTTCAATAAACTGATTTGTAATTGTAGAAGTTAAAACATTACTATCTACTTCAGTATAGTTTTGAATTGCTGTTGTTAATGTTGCGTATGTAAATCCTGCCATTATGGTGTCAATGTTACCGGCCCTGCCGTTACAAACATTCCTCCTGCTCTTTCAGTCACAGTAGGAGTTGATCCTAATGTGAAAGTATAATTATCTGTTCCTGTTACTGTTATACTAAATCCTGACGAATTTTCAAATACAGTAAAAGCTAAACCTCCTGGAGAGCCATCAACGTTTCTAAAAACCACTGTGTCTGAAGTAGATCTTCCATGATTAGGTTCTGTTACTGTAATTGTTGTGCTTCCAGATGTAAGGTTAAAAGGAT